TGATTCCAAAATGGATACAGTTTATTTGAGCGGATAGCCGTTTTTGGTAACAACTGTTTTTTCAGCAAGGCTTATGCCGTCAAGGTTGGATTTGCGTATACCGCCACCATTGACATAAACATCGTACAAAGTGAGAATTTCGTCTTTCATTTCATCAGTGAGAGTAAAGTCGAAGCTTTGCGTTGTTCCCTGGAGCCTTATTTTAATCTCATCATTTTGATGCTGAATCAAATCATCCATGAAAGAAAGCATTTGATTTGTCAAATCAAAACTGATGTTTTCGAAGACGGTCCCATCGCTTCCGAGCGAATAGGAATGATTACAGTTAGAGAATATGTAGCGGTTATCACCGATTTTAATGAGAATCGAGTTGAGGTCTGCCCAATGGTATCCCTGATAATCAAATTCCAAAACGTAAAAATCGGCGGGATCTGTTAGACTGATAAAGGGGCTGACTAAGATAACAGCACTTGCGGAGGATGTGACAATAGTTTTACCATCTGCCCATCCTGAGGAACGAACATAGGTTATTCCAGTCATATCATCTGCAGTAAGGCTGAGATCATCTCTCCCATTAAAAATGCTGCGATTAAATTCAGCAGATGCAAATGCGGAAACAGGGATAGAAACCATTAGCAGAACAATTAGTGCAAGGGAAATAAGTGTCCTTTTCATTTAATGTCCTCCGCCTTAACTAACGTTGCGATAGGAATAAGATTTGTAAAAACGGTAGCAACTTTTTTCCCGCAAACCGGGCATAAAATATCTTCAAGATCCCGAAGTCCTTCATGAGTAGATGTGCTATCATACTCCAAAAGAGAACCACAATTATTGCAAGTTGTACGGTGAATCATAATGGGTATATCCTTTCTGCAATGAAAACTTAGTTTACAGCGTCAAAACAGTCATCATAGCCATGTTCATAGCCTTCGTCATAGGCTTCTTGATAATTGTCTGCTGCGCCGTCCGGGTAACCAGCGTCATAACCATGATCCCAGCCCTCATCATAACCTACCGAATAGCCAGCATCATATTCATTGCGAATACTTTCGTTTTCCACCTGGCAAGCTTCGTATCCCGCCTTATAGCCTTTGTTATATGATGCTTCCTGATTCTGAGCATAGCCATCATCGAATCCATCGTCCCAACCATTATTATAGCTATCATGGGACATCTGAGAAACGGCATTTTGATAATATGGAGAATCAGGACGATAGAAATCATAATATCCGGCACCAATACGGATACCGAAGTACAAGCCAACAAGAAGAAAAACAATCATTAGAATCGTGATAAGAAATAAAAAGCGATATTTATGTGATTTTGGATCAGCCACCATAATTCCTCCCTTACTTACGCTTCTTTCGTAACCAATCCATCCGCAGCAGGTTTTTTATAGTGTCCTGTACGATGCAAGTCCTCTGCATACTCAATGACCTTAGACTGACCTTCTTCATTCAGTTTATCGAAAACCGAGAGCAAAGAGGTCTGGGCCTTGGTGAGGGAGGCCTGTGTCGGTTCGGCATCTTCCATTCCCATTAAATAAGTGGGAGTGGTATCTAGTGCCAATGCAAGTTTTTCAAGAATAGAACGTTTCAGGTTGACAACAAGGCCATTTTCATATTTATAGATGGCCGCTTTTTGCACACCAACTTTGGCACCGAGTTCTTCCTGCGTCATCTGATGCTCAATGCGAAGCTGGCGTATCCGTTCGCCGGTGGTCATAGGACATCACCCTTTCATACGTTGTATCTTAATAATAACACAGATAATCTAAAAAGCAAGAAAAAATATCTTGACAGGATTCATACAACATGCTAATATTTAAGTATCCCAAAAAGATACTTAAATATAGAACAATATTTAAGGGGATGGATGAACGGAGGTGAAAAAGGGTGAATAAGAGAAAACTCAATGCTGTTATGCAGTTGCATGGGGAATCGCAACAAAATCTGGCGGATTTCCTCGAAATGAGCCTCTCACGGCTGAATGCTAAAATTAATGAATACCGTGGAGCACAGTTTCGACAGAATGAGATTGCAGCCATTCAGGAGCATTACGGCTTGACTGCCGAAGAAGTGAACGAGATATTTTTTGCTTCATTGGTATCTCAAAAAGATTCTAACGGGCCAGCGGCTTGACCCCACCGACCCGAAAAAGAGTGCATGAAAAAGCCCCGGCGGGGAGCCGGGGGAAATGGAGAAATTATGAAGCACGAAGAAATTATGGCGGCCATCAAGGACATCAATGGCCCGTGGAGCAACGAGGCCTGCATGGGCTACTGCCTGATCGCAATGCGCCGGGCGGGGCTGAGGCCTACGGTACAGCACCGGGTGCTGCGGGTGCTGGAAGGGGTGTTCGACGATGTGAGTGTGGAGAAGGCCGAGAAGACCGGATATGCCAATAAGGAGGAGTAAGGAATGGACCGTTATATGATCGTGATCCCGGCAAAGAACCGGGCATTCAACATGAAGTGTGATGATGGTGACAGCATGAAGCTGGAGACCCTGCAGAAGCTGGTGGGCGGGCCGATCGAGCCGGTGCCCGCCTTGCTGAGCGCCGAGTGGGCGCGGGAGAAGGACGTGGACGGCATACTGCTGCTGGTGAACGAGGAAGGGCTGATGAAGGAGCGCCCCCTGACGAACCAGCGCGCCAGTGAGATGACGGCGGCAGAGCTGGTGGGCCCGGCAGTCGTGGCTGCAAAGCGCGGCGATGAGCTGATCGGCTTTGCAAAGCCTGTGGTGGAGACCATCTGCGCCGAGTGGCTGTGAGGTGCTGCCATGGGCCGAAAGCAGAAACTGCCCTTTGAGCACTGGCAAATTATTGAATTGCTGCACATCACACAGGATTTTTACTCAAAACCGGAGAATGAGGCTGCATTTCAGGAATGGAAGGCGGCCAGAGATGCGAGAAAAGCAAAAAGGCCCGCCGGTGCTGGAACACCGACGAGCCAACCAGGGTGATGGTTTGACAACACATCACCAGAAGTTTAACACAGAGTTGGAGGATTTGCAAATGAAAAAGAAGATCACGGGCAGCGTGCTGAGCGCCGGTGCCATTGTGCTGGGACTGGCTGCAGCAGGCTGCGGCGGGGCCATTGAGAACGCGGCCAACGGCTGGGCAATGCTGGGCTACACGCTGCTGGCCATCGTGCTGGGGTGTGCAGCCCTGGCGTTGGCCGGGCTGGGCCTGGTGGCAGAGCAGCGGAAGGAGCCGCAGAAGATCCACAAGGTACCGGAGAACACGGTGAAGAAAGCTGTCTGCGGCAGAAAGGCGGGGTAAGGATGGTACGGATTGAAATTAAAAAGACGGTCAAGGGTCAGATGATGCTGGCGGTGGAAGCTGAGCATGAGAGCCTGGACGAAGTTCTGACATGTGCTGCCCGGTGCTTTGTGGGTGTTGCACGGAAGCTTTTAGGCCCCATTTCTACTGACCCGTTATTTGCCGACGAGGCGGCGAAACTTATTAAGGATTTGCTGACGGACACGGAAGGCTTTAAGGTGACCGAAGGGTACAGCGGCAAAGAAGCAAAATTTATTGCCGCGCTGAACGGTATGAATGCGGGGGAACAGAAATGACGCTGGAAGAGTACAAGAACATTTTGATTACCGGGACACCGAGTGACCGGGCGCGGGCCATTGCCGAGGCCGGGAACGACAGGAGCCTGACCGACGAGGAGTTCCACGAGCTGACGGCCATGATCAAGGGCGTTGTGCGGCCCGGGCGGCGGAAGATGACCCCGGACGAGGCAAAGCTCTGGGCGGAGGTGAGCCGGATCAACACCCGGTTGAAGGACGAGATGGTGAACGCGGGCTTTGCCGTGCGTGCCCTGCCCGGCGACCTGCAGGAGGATGCAATCAACGTTCTTTCCCGCACGGTGAGCGGGATGCTGGGCGACCTGACCGCCATGATGGCCGAGACCGGGGAACCCTGATGGATAAGACCCAGTGTGTACATGTATTTGAGATCACCCGGAGCCGGTGCCTGACCTGTGCAGGCCGGAACCGGGCGTGCGGGGAATATGAAGAACGGAGAAACTATGAAAAACGATGCAAGAAAGATGGCACTGGAGAACCAGATCGAGCTGGCACAGCAGAATGCGATTGACTTCACCCATGCCTGCATGACCATTGCGCTGCATGATGTGTTCGGCGTAGGCAAAGACCGGCTGGACAAGGTGACCCAGCGGAAGGATGAAATCAATGGGGAGCTGATGCGGCGGATGGCCATACCTGCAAAGAATCAGAAGGCCCAGCTGAACGAGGCCGAAAAATGGCTGGTGGGGTTGCTGCCAGAGGGTGTGGTGAGCGTATTTCGTGTCCCGGTGATAAAAGGTGTGCCCCGGAAGCGGCGGGAAGTTCAGCTGAAGATGGCCATTGACAGGGCGGCCACGCTGGAATGGCGGGGTTATGCTACCGCCTGCGCCCAAGTGCTGGGCTTTGGCCCCCGGCGGCTGGAAAAACTGCGGCAGGAAACAATTGCGAATTTTGGCCAGCTGAACGAGTGGGTGGAAACCGACGGCGTGGATGTGGCCATGGAAATGCTGTGCCGCTGCGCCCGGGACGCTTACAAGACCGAGGTAGAAGTGCTGGATGTGCCGGACGAGGCTGTATTGGAAAAACAGCGGAGGGAAACGGCGGAGACGATACGTCAGCTGCAAGTGCAGGCGGTACAGCGGGAAGTGAGCCGCAAACGGGTGCCTTGTGTGCTGCCGCTTTCGGAAGCCGAGGTGCAGCGGCGTGTGGAAGCGGTAACTTCATCGGTGCACAGCTCCCCTGAAATGAGCACCGTACTTAGTAGAAGGAGAATCTGAGATGCAGAGCGGATGCAGATGGGTATACACCCTGATGGACTGGGAAACCGGCGAGGTGGTGGCCAAGGGCACCAGCGTGGAGCTGGTGGAGCAGGGATATTTTCCCGATGTGAACAAGCTGAGCAGCGTTTGGAATAATCTGGAAAAGTGCAAGAACCCCAGCCCGAAGAGCTACCGGTGGAAGATGGAGCGGAAGAGCACCAAGGACGACCGGGTGGAGAGGGCCCGGGCAGAGGGCCTGAGCGCGGACGAGCGGGCCGAGACCCGGATAGTGCGGGTGTACAGCTGCTACGGTGCGGACGGCACCCTGCTGGGCAAGGGCACGGCGGCAGAGCTGAAGGACAAGGGATTGTTTGGCAGCGAGGGCACAGTGCACGAGTGCTACCGCAAGCGGGGCGGCGTGTACAAGCCCGGCGGCGTTACGCGGATGGAGATGGAGCTGTGCCAGAAACGGATCCGGCACCCCATGAAGCTGCCGGATCAGCCAGCAAAGGTGAAGCGCAAGCCAATTGGCGGCGTGATCGACCCCAGCGCCCTGGCCTACGACGTGCACGATCTGATGATCTACAACGAGAAGGCCCGGAAAATTGGAAAGCCGGAACTGACCTACGGATACTGGGCGGAAAAAGGAAAGCCCGCAACGCCTTAAACACATGAATCTATTATGAAGAGCAACGGATACGATGAACCTAACACGTCCACCGTATCCGTTACGTTTCATAATACCTTTATAAAGAAAGAGGGGGAAGGGCCCTCTTTGGGGAGCTAGTATACCCGTTATTTCTGTGACGGTGGGGTCACGGGAAAGAGAATATCAGCAGAAAGTGAAAGCCAGCAGGAGGGCACCGGGATGCGCTGTAACTACATCCGAGAGAAAAAATACCAGTGCGGGGATGACTACATGGCAGTCGGAGTGTTCTCCATCATCCCCCAGGAACACCGGGGCCGGGGCAAGAAGCGGAAGGAATCCAGCGAGGGGCAGAAGGCGAAGAACAAAATGGATTCCCTGCGCAAGCGCCAGAGAAAGGCGCTGACCAATTTCAGTCCGGCGGGAATGTTCCTGACCGGTACATACGAGGATCCATTTCTGCCGGAGGATATTCTGGCCTGCCGGAGAGACGTGGAGAACTACAAGCGGCGGGTGATGGCGGCCACCTGCAAGCGGTTCGGGGCAAGGCGGGAGGACATCCGCCTGATGCTGGTGGCGGTGCGCAAGGGAGAAGCAGGACGGCTGCACATGCACGGTTTTGCGGAATGCCCGGGCCTGACTGCGGCCCGGCGACGGGAGTGGCGGGAGATGCTGGAGGATCTGTGGCGGCGGCGTATCCCCGGCTCCAACGAGTTTGAGCCGCTGGGAACCATGAACGTGGATCGGATCGACATGAAAAAGCTGCTGGGCAAGAGTGGGCAGGGCGAATACGGCACGGTGGGCTACCTCTACGGCCACAAGGAGCGGCTGTGGGTGGAAACGGCCAACCTGCGCCCGGCCATTGAGCAGGCCCCCAACGATGGGAGATGGAGCCGGAAACAGCTGCGGGCCGCCTGCGGGGAAAAGCAGAACGATGCCAAGTGGTGGGAGCAGCGGTTTCCCGGCTGGAAGATGGAAAAGTGCATCGTGCTGGAGCCCGGCGGGCTGCATGAGAGCCCGAAGCGGGAAGGAACCGGCTGGGAACGGCTGGAACCACAATGCTATGTGATCCTGCGTCGGAGGGAGGCTGCGATTCTTCGCACCTGACAGATAAAACACCGGTATTTTGCGCGTTATACCCATGCGAAAAGAAGGTGGAGCGGTGACAAAAGAGCAGAAGAAAGCGACCCGGCAGGCTCTGCGCCGATATGGCGAGGGGTCTGTTTGTGCTGCCTGGGCTCAGGTGATCGGGGCGGTGCTGGCCTGGTACGACCGCAATGACCCGGTATGCGCCCAGCTGCTGCGGCTGCGCTACCTGCAAGGTCTGCCCGAGGAAAAGGTGATCGCCCGGCTGTATGTGGGGCGGACGACCTACTACACCAAAGAGCTGGAAGCCCTGAGCACCGTGGCAGTGTGTGCAGCGGATGCAGGGCTGCTGCCCGGCGGGCAAATGTCCGGGGTATTTTGAGCGGGCGAGACGTGATAGGCTATTTGCAAAGGCAGGTGAGAGAGTTGGCGAAAAAGCGGGCGTACTGCAAGAATACCGTGAAGGGGAAACAGCGGGGAAAGAAATACCCGGCGGCGTTCCGGGCCGAGGTGGTGATGGCCATGCTGGGCTCCAACTCCGTCTGCGCTGTGGCGAAGAAGTACGGCGTGCCGGAGAGCACCATCCGCAGCTGGATGAGCGAGGAGGCAGGCCGCAGTGATGCCTTTGCAAAGGCCCGGCAGGAAGCCGCGCGGGAGATCGCCATCCGGGCAAGCCTGGGGGTGCGGGCACAGGTGACCTTTTTGCAGGGCAGGGCCGCTGAGAGCCAGCGGGCGGCGCAGATCACGGAGAGGCTGCACCGGCGTTTGGACGAGGACACCCGGGCCCGGGACTTTGCCGTGGGCACTCTGCTGAAGGACGACCCGGAGGAACTGGCCGATGCCACCGAGACCGGGCTTGTGGTGTATGGAAGGGCCGGAACCCGGAACTTGCGGCTCTACGAGGACGAGCGAAACCTGTTAAATGCCGAGCTGGAACGGTACGAGGGCCGGGTGATGAGCGACAAGAACGCGGCCGGTGTGGCCAAGGTGCTGATGGAAGTGGCAGAAAAGGCTGCTGCCATGGCCCCGGCGGAGAACACCGACAGCGAGAGCGGCCCGCCGATGGTGGAGATCGTGGCAGCCAGTGAGACGGACGGCCAGCAGGAGGTGGAAGTGGATGGCGGCACAGAGGATGCGTGACGGCAGACCGGTGATCTGGTCGCCGCAACCTGCCCAGGCGCGGTTCATGCAGCGCACCGAGAACGAAGTGCTGTATGGCGGGGCCGCAGGCGGCGGAAAGAGCGACGCGCTGGTGATCGAGGCCCTGCGGCAGGTGGAGATCCCACACTACCGGGGGCTCATCATCCGAAAGACGTTTCCCCAGCTGCGGGAACTCATTGACAAGACCATGCGGTATTACAAGCCAGTATTCCCAAAAGCCCGGTACAACAGCAGCACACACTGCTGGACCTTCCCCAGCGGGGCAAAGATCTATTTTGGCAGCCTGAACCACGCCCAGGACAAGTACAACTATCAGGGCCAGGCATACGACTTTATCGGCTTT